GACGAGATGGAGCAATTTCTGACGGTCATGCGCGCCGAGATCGAGCGGGACGGCGACCGCCGGATAACCCATACCTGAAGGGACGCAGAGATGAACAGGCGCACCCTCCTCGACCTCAGCGTCATCATCGTGCGCCGCACCGAAAAGGCGGTGCTGGTGAAGGACGCCGAGGGCGCGAAGCCGGTCTGGCTGCCGCTGGCGCAAGTCGAGGTCGAAGGCGAGGTCGGCGCGGTCGGGGAAATCACACTGCCCGAGTGGTTGGCCCAGGAAAAGGGACTGATCTGATGGGCACCATGGAATTGCGCATCGCGGGCCGGCGCTGGCTGGTAGGTTGTCTGGCGGGCGGTGTCTTCGATGACTCCGACGACTTCGGCGGGATCACGCTCACGATCGAACTGCGGCCCTGCGAAGCCGCAGCCGTCGCCACGGCGATGCTCGAACCTGGCGCGGCCATCATTATCGGCGGGCCGGAGGCGCGCTCATGACTCAGGCCTATCCCCTCCAATGGCCCGCCGGCTGGCCGCGCACGCCGGAGCACAAGCGCGAGGAGTCGAAGTACCGCTTCCGGCGCACCGGGCAAGGCAGCGGCTTCTGGACCTTCGCCGCGGCGCGCGACGCGCTGATGGACGAACTCGACCGCATCGGCGCCCGTGAGGCTGTGCTCAGTTCCAACTACGAGTTGCGGCTCGACGGGCTGCCCCGGGGCAACCGCCCGATTCCCGCGGATACCGGCGTGGCGGTGTACTTCTCGCTGAAGGGCGTGGCGAAGGTCATGGCCTGCGACATGCACCAGAGGGCCGAGGAGAACATGCGCTCGATCGCGCTGGCGATCGGGGCCCTGCGCGCGCTTGAACGCCACGGCGGCGGCCACATGATGACGGCGGCGTTCCAGGGCTTCACCGCGCTTCCGGCGCCCGGCGCGGGCCAGGTCGCCTGGTGGCATGTCCTGGGGCTCGGCGACCATCGCCACCACACCGCGACAGAGATCCGCGAGGCTCATATCCGGCTGGTCCGCGCGGCCCATGCGGCCGGCGACATGGAGCGGCTGCAGGCGCTGAACGTGGCGCGCGACGAGGGACTGAGGAGGGCACGGTGATGGCTGATCCGATCCAGGAGCAGTACCGGGCGATCAAGGCCAAGGGCCAGATGCTGGAACTCGGCCTGACCCGGGCGCGCAAGCGCTGTCCGCACTGCTGTGGCATGGCGCGGCTACGGCTGGCCGGCCCGAATAACCACGTCCACGCCCGGTGCGAGACCACGTACGGCTGCCTGTGGTTCATCGAGTAGAGGCCCGTGCCCGCATTCACAGGACGCCCGGCGGCGGGGGGCGACAATGAGGAGACACCTATGGCTGAGATTACCCCGAAGCGCGCCCGCCAGCACTGCCGCCGGAGCCTGGCCAAGATCGACGCCATGCTGGTCCGGATGGCCAGGCACTGGGACGACCTCGACCAGACGGTGATCGACGAGATCGATGAACTGCGCGCGCACGTCGAGGAGTTCGGCAAGGCGATGGATGACGCGGTCGAATACGCGGCCGACCGCGCCGATGACTGAGGCGCGCCGCCGGGAGGCCGTCATGACGGATAAGCCTGATTCCGACGCGCTGAAGCGCACGCGGGCCGAGCAGGTGCCGCACGTCCATGTCCACCAGCCCGGCAGCTCGGACCAGTGCTATTGCGGCTGCCTCAACGGCGGCCCCTGCCAGCACGAGTTCGACGGCTGGCGCGTTTTCGCGGATGGCCGGGGCGGCGAGCGGGTGTGCCAGCGTTGCGGGATGGGGGCGATGGCGCACACCTTGGCGACGTGTTGGGAGTGACACATGATGAAAGGTCTAAAGCCCGTAGCCCGCGAGTACATGGAAGCCGATCACCGCGTCCGCCCGGGCGACCGGTTGCACCGGCTGATCGCCCGCATGGCGGATACCTGGATCGACGACCTCAGTGACGATCGGATACTCGATCTCGAACAGATGGTCGACGGCTGGCGCTTGACGCATGCCGACGCAAGCAGGTTCGACAATGCCTAAACCCGTCCGCATGCAGCTCTCGCGCGCCCGCGGCTTCAGCCTGCAGGCCGCCTCGCGGGCCCTGAACGGGTTGCCAGCCGTGGTGGTGGCGCGGCCGAGCCGCTGGGGCAACCCCTACCGTGTCGCGCCGGCCATCGCGGCCGGCGGGTGCCGGGTGCCGGAGATCACGCGCGAGCTCGCCGTCACCCTGTTCCGCGCGTGGTTGGACCAGGCGCTTGCCAGATGGCCATCAGCCCGGCTGGCGATCGAGGAGCTGCGCGGCAGGAACCTCGCCTGCTGGTGCCCTCTCTGTGCCGCGCACGCCGCCGGCCGTCCCCTGGGCGCGGCCTGCCCCGACTGCCAGCCCTGTCACGCAGACGTGCTGCTGGAGCTCGCCAATGGTTGACCTGGTCGGCACCTGCCCGCGGACATTCTGGCGCGAGTGGATCGCCGAGGGCGACGCCGCCGGCGACCCAGCGACCGGCGCGGAGTACAAGTGGTGGACGGGCCACCGGCTGATCCATCTGATCTATCCCGGCGACCGGTTCTACGTCGTCGCCCATGGCCGGCTGCGCGGCTATGCCGTCGTCACCCGCCGCCACCTCTCGACGGGCGGCCACGGCGGCGCGATCTTCCGCCGCGGCGATGCCGTCGCCGCGACCATCGACCAGGCGATCCCGGGCTTTCGCGGCCTGCGCAAGCGCTGGTGGCCGCGCGAGCTCGAGCGCCCATTCCCCGATTGGAGGCAGCCATGACGAGCCTTCTCGATCTGATGCATGCTCCGCCGGTCGTCCGCCCGGTCGATCCCGACGGCGCGGTGATCCAGGGCGAGGTCGACGAGACGCTGACATGGTACGGGCGGCGGCCGTGGATTCGCGCCCGCATCGAGCTCCACCGCCACGACGACGGACTCTGGATGTGGGCGATCGACTGGCGGGTGTCCGGTCGTGGCGCCGGCTACCGTGTGGGCCCGAAATGGGGCCGCTTCGCCGAGACCCGGGCCGACGCGCTCTTTTGGGCGGTGCGCGAGCTCGTCGGGCGACTGCCCGAAGGCGATCCCGACGCCGCGCGGATCCGCGCCTGGGCGGAGTCGCTCGCATGACCCGGCTGCCAAAATGGGCCGCGGCGATCGAGCCGGTCGGCATGGACCAGGCCGCGCGGCTGCTCGGGATCTGCCGGCGCAGCTTGACAACGCTGCTGGCCAGCCACCCTCATTACGAATCGCGGGGGCGGAAGAAGGTGTTCTATCCGGAGCACATCGAAAGACTGCGGAGGGTCGGATGGGCCTCAGAGTCGTCGCCGGACACGCCGGCATCTGGCGCATTACAGGCACCGTCGCCGGACGGCGCATTCGAAAGAGCGCTAAGACTCGCGACCTCCGGGCGGCGAAGTTCGCAGCCCAAGCCATTGAGCGGCGAATCTGGGAAGGTCTTGCCACTGGCCGATCCGGGACGCTGACCTTCGAGGCCGCGGCCCTCTCCTACATGCAGGCGGGCGGGGAAACGCGGTTCCTGGCACCGCTGATCGTGCATTTTGCCGGCGCGCCGGTGCGCGACATCCGGCCCGGCAACATCGAGGACGCGGCGCGCGCGCTCTATCCAGGCGCCATGCCCTCGACCTGGAACCGCCAGGTGGTCACGCCGGCGCGGGCCGTCATCAACCATGCCGCCGAGCGCGGCTGGTGCCCGCCGCTCCGCGTGCGCCGCTTTCCCGAAACCCGGCCCGCCCGGCGCGCCGCCGACCGGGCCTGGCTCGAGGCGTTCATGGCGCATGCGCCGGCCGAGCTCGCCGCGCTGGCGCTTTTCATGTTCACCACCGGGGCGCGAATCTCGGAGGCGCTCGCCATCCGGCGTGGCGACATCGAAGGCCGCAAGTGCCGGCTGCAGACGAAGACCGGCGCCCGGGTCGCGATCCTCAGCCGCGAGACAATGCTGCGGCTCGCGGCCCTGCCGGCCGGGAGCCGAACGGTGTTTCGCTACGGCGCGCGCAGCTCGATCTACAACCACTGGTATGGCATCTGCGATGCGGCGGGAATCGAGCGGCTGCCGCCGCACCAGGCGGGCCGGCACAGCTTCGCGACCGAAATGATCGTGCGCCACCGGATCGACCCGAGCACCACCGCCGAGCTCGGCGGCTGGAAAAACCCGCGGCTGCTTCTCGACCGCTACGCCCACGCGGAGAACCTGGACCGGGTCGTCGACGAGGTGTTCGGCGCGCCCGCCCCGGGCAAGGGAAGGTCGGCGGGAAGCTGAGCCTGGGTGTCAAACCAGCGGCAAGGTTCGGGAATTTCCCAATCCGATCAAGGGCTCAGCCTCCCTTAGCAGGGGAGCGCCTTCGACCACTCGGCCACCTCTCCGAGCGGAGGGATACCAGCGCATAGGCTTATGCCGCAAGGGAAAATTTCACGCGCGCCGCCACGTCGGAAAATCGCGACCCGCGCAGAACCGAGCAGGAACACGCAAGCCCCGGCGGCAAGTTTCCGGCAAAGTCCGTTCCCGGGGCGTTCCCGCCGCTCCACCGGCGGCCGTTGTCAGCCGCCGCCGGTGGCGCGCCGCCTGATCTGGCGCGGTTTTTCGTCAGGCGGGCTCATCTACGATCGTCCCTTGACATGCGGATGGTAACACCTATATGATACCAGTATCACACCTGAGGAGACGGCCGGCCCGAGGCGCGGCCAACACTGGAGGAGACCATGACCACCACAGAGATCACCATCACCACCCGGCGCGGCACACAGACCGTCGATTTTGCCGCCGCCGTGCTGTCCGCCAGCCGGGCGCGCCGCCCCCACACGAGAGGGGGTGCCGAGGCGGCTGCCCGCTGGATGGTCGAGGCGCCGCACGGGGTCAAGGGCCGCATCGTCGCCGCGGCCATGCTGGTGCACAGGGCGCGGCAGGCGGACCGCGACCAGCTTACCGTGCCAATTCGGCAGCGCCTCGCGGCCAGGCTCCTGCAGCTCGGGCTGGCCGAGATTGACCGCCGACGCCTCTCGATCCCCGCCGGGTGGGATGATTTTCCGCGCCGCATAATCGGCTATCTGCCGAGCGCCCGCATTTGGCTGATCCACGGCGAGGGCTGGTACGAGTACAGCCGCCGTCACGGCCGCCGGCACCAAGCCGCCGCCTACCTGATCGGACGCGACGAGGGCCAGATCTGGGCCGTGCGCGTGCCCTCGACGGTGCGCACCGTGGGCGAGGCCACAGAGTGGCTCCGGCCGCGCGCCATCCGGGAGGCCCTCCAGGCGCGCCTCCCGGTCAAGCGCCAGGGCGACATCTATTTCCGGCCGGTACGCAGCCTCTCCGGGCACGACCTCGAGGACCTGTCCGGCACGCGTCACGAGGCGCGGCCGCGCACCGACGGCGGCCTGACCATCGTGCATCCCGAGCACCGGCCCATCGTCCTCTCCGGGCGCTACACCTGGCGCGCCTGCCGACAGATGCAGATCGACGGCAACCGCCGCCGGGGCGGCGACTGACGCAATGAGGATACGACATGGAAAATCGCTTCTCGATCTACGCCGGGACGCCGATGGTGGCGGCCCTGGCGGCCCTCGGTCAGGAGGGCATCAACCGCTCGGGCCGGCTCAATACCGTCTGCGAGCGCTACATGGCCATGGTGACCGACGCGCTCGCCCGCCTCGACCTGAGCCGAGGCGAGTGGTGCGCGGTCATGGATGCCAACAACGGCGTGCAGGAATGGACCGGAGACCCGTGGCACGGCACGATGCTGTGGGCCAATGTCGCCGACACCCCCGGCCTCGGCGAAAAGTGGGGCGTCGATCAGGAGGTGCTCGTAGCGCGGCTGCGCGCTCTCGGGAAGACCGACCTGATCGCGGTCCAGGAGGTGTGCGATCGATTTTGGTCACACGCGGACCTGCCCACCGATGATGCCCTGGCGCAGGCCGGGGTATGCCCGCGCGCCTGACCGCGCCTGGCGGCGCCCACGCCAAGGGCCCGGCCGGCGCTCGCCCTGGTCGAAAAAATTAACACCCCACCCGGGAACGCTCCGTCATCGGGTCCAGCCGCAGACCTCGCGCCCCTGCTCCGAGATGCCAAGAATCCAGTCGCCGGTCGTCCGGGTGAAGGCGTCGCAGCTGGCGATCAGGTTCTCGTCGACCATCACCGCCTCGCCCGGCTCGCAGAGGGTCAGCGGCGGCGGCGGGTCGACCCACGCGCAGCCGTCACCGACGGGCGCTGAGGTCGCGCAGGCGCTGAGCGCGCTTGTCAAGAGGCCAAGTCTGGATATCGCGGTGAATTTCACGGTTTCGCTCCATTCGCTTGGTGGCCGCCTTCACGCCCCTGGCGATCACCTCGGCCGCCACCCGCTTGTCCCTGGCGGCCAGGTAGTACCAGACCGCCAGGACGGCGACGGCCACGACCGTCGCATACATCGCCCACTTCGAGGACCGGACGGCGCTCCACCAAGTGAGGGCGACACCGAAAAGGCCGCCGATCATCTGACCCCGTCCGCCCATTTCAGCAGCCGCTCGCGGAAGATCACCAGGGCCGCGATCACCACGACCGTCGAGAGGCCGAGCGCGAAGTAGAGCGCCGGGCCCTCCAGCCGGAACATCGCCAGCCAGCCGGTGCCAACCCCGCCCAGCACCTGGATCACCGATCCCTGCGCCGTCTTTGATTCCGCGATGCTTCCCCGATCCTTGGACACCGGCCCGGAGTCCCCGCCGGCCAGCCCGGCCAGCGCGATGCCAGCCATGATCGTCGCGTCCCCGTACGGCTGCCGGCCGTTCTCGTGCTGAATGATCGCCTTGATCAGCGGGCGCAGTATCTCCGGATCGGACGTGTCTATGACCTCGCCCGGCGAGACGCCCATCGAGTCCGCGACCGCGTCGGTGTAGGGCGTGGTCTTGTTCTCGACCGGTGGAGCCCACTTCCTGATGATCCCCGCCACGGTGTCGAGCTGGTGCTTGGTCCGGTAGGTCTGCAGCAGGCGGGCCGCTGCTCGGATACCCCACTCCGGCGCGACGAAGACGGCGAACTCGGTCTCCGCCTGCTGCTCGGGCGACATCTCGCCCGGCTTGGCGAGGCCCTGCCAGGGATCGCCGCGCCGGATGTTGGTGGGGTTGTTGTTGCGGATGCCGCGCGGAGTCATGAGCACACCCCCACGCCATACCAAGCCATGGGGAACGCCACCGCGGGCCAGACGGCAGCCTCCAGCCATTTCTGGATGCTCCAGGCCAGCGGGTTCACCCTGCGGCTTCTCAGCCACTGCTGCAGCGCCTCGCGGGCTATTCCGGCGGCGGTGACGATCGCGGCGGCTCCGAAGGTATCGACCCCGAGCGCGGCCAGCACCATCATCCCGGCCACGGCCCCGAGGGCGTGGCGTTCCACATCGACCCAGTCAACCTTGTCTTCCAGCATGTCGGTCTCCCTTCTGGTCTGGCGCGGGTATTTCTCCGAACGGGCCGAAAGGCCCGAGCTCGGTGTGGAGGGTGATCAGTTAACCGCAGCCGGTGGTCGCCTATCGCGGGTCATAGTCCGGGCTCGCGCGCCAGCGGGCCGCCTGCATCTGCTCCAGCAGGCGCTTGATCTCGGTGAGGGTCTGGTTGGTGAACTTCAGCTCGGTCCCGATCTCGGCCATCTTGATCCGGCTGCTGAACTCGGCGCTCTCCACCGTCGATACCCGCGCGCCCATCATCTGGATCGCATCCTCGGTGGCCGAGAGCCGCGAATTATAGGCGCTGGCGTACCAGGACAGGCCGAGGGCTATGCCCACGGTCTGGGCGACGATCACCCCGATCGTCGGGAGATTGACCCGCAGCGTGATCGGCCAGCGGCCGGTTTCCTCAGCCATCACACTTCAACGCGCATCGCGGCGCGGAACACGGTGTCGATCGCCTCGTCGGTCACCCCGGCGCCGGTCGCGGCCGCAATCAGCGGCGAATTCCGCCGGATGGCGCCGCCGTATTCCCAGATCGTCGCCGCGCGCGGCGTGGCCAGAACACGCGCCTCGACAGCGGCCAGCAGCCCGGCCTCGGCCAGCGCGATCCGCAATTGCGCCAGAGTGACGGTCATCGCGTCCCGTTCGCGCTCGATCGCAACTGGCGGCGGCGGGCCGAAGGCGGCGCCATCCCAGGTGCCGCCGATCCGCGCGCCCGCGTCCTCGGCGTCCACAAGCATCATCCCGCCGGGCGCGAAATCGGCATCCGCCTCGATGATGTTGGCGACGATCCCGCCTTCGATGACAGCGCGCCTCATCCGATCCACCTCACCCGTATCTCGCCGCGCGCGCCAGCCGCGCTCTGACCGCCGCCGCCGCCGGGAATGGACCCGGCCACACCGGATGCGCCGCCGTCGCCGCCGAACACCGACACACCGCCAGCGCCGCCGTTGGTCCCGCCGCCGCCGCCGCCATGCAGACTATCGCCGCCGCTGCGGGCGTTATTGCTGGTGTCGTCGCCCGCGCCGCCGCCGCCGCCGAAAATGCCGTCGCCGCCAGACCCACCACTAATGCCGCTTTGACCGCCGCCGCCCACGTTTCCCGGATCGCCGAGCGCAAATCCAACAAACGGGCCGGTGGTCTGCTGACCACCGCCATGTCCGCCGTTGGTCGCGCCGCCGCCGCCGCCGAAAGCGGACATGAGGGAGCCGAGAGACGTGGTTCCTCCGTCGCCTCCGGGCGCTCCGCTCGCCCCGCCCGCTCCGATCGTGGCGGTTTCGGACGCTCCCAGGTCGGACCCTGAAAACAGCCCACGATTGAAACCGCCGCCGCCGCCGCCTTCCGAGCTGTTGCTTCCGCCGCCGCCGCCGCCCCACATCTCGACAATCACCAGGCCGTCAGCCGGGAACCCCGCCGGCTTGCTCAGCGATCCGGACGTGTTGATGACATCGACCTGGATGAATGCCCCTGAATTCGCCACATCCGGCGTCCGGCTGATCCTGAGCAGCCGGACGCCGTCGAACATGAGCTTGTAGGTGGTGCCGGAGACTATCGCGCCGGCGGCCAGCGCCGCCCCCGCCGCATCCGTAATGGCGACCGCCGCCTCCGACCCGACGACCATCGTCATCGCGTTCTGGTTCGTCGCCGCCGCCGTGAACCAGAACGCCATGCCCGCGACCAGGCCGGCGTCGAGCGCCGGGTCGACGACGGCGGTCACCGCGTCCGCCGTCCCGCCGATGCCGGTCAGCCTCAGCGCCGAGGCGTTGTAGAACACGCCGATGTGATTGGCGACGTTGGTCATGTAGGCGGTGCCGGCCGGGCCGCTCCCGCCGGTGAAGGTCGTTCTCGTGGCCATCAGGCGGCGCTCCAGAGTTCAGGCGCTTCGTCAACCAGCGTCATCTTGGCCGTGAAGTCGTCGGACGGCTCCATCAGCGTCACCACCATGCGGCGGAATTCCTGGCCGAACAGGCCGGTGACGGCGAGGCAGCCGACATCGATCTGCGATATCGTCGCCGGGTCGAACGGCCCGCCCGCCGTCGTGTCGTCGGCGACCGGCGTGGCGAAGGTCAGCACGTTGGTCTCTCCGGTCGCGTTCGACAGCAGATGCACGCTGGTCTCGCCGTTGGTGCGCCGGATCGCCACGCCGGACGCGCGGCCGACCGTGTCCATGTCGGCCACCGCGTCCATGTCGGTCACGCCGTCCATGTCCGGCTCGTCCCAGGTCGGGACCTCGGAATCCAGCGTAATGCCGGTCACGTTGCCGCCGCTCTTTTCGACCGAGAAGACCCGTCCGAACCCGGCCTGCGTTTCCAGCACGTCATGCAGCACGCCGACCAGCGACCCGCGGCGGGCGACGATGGATTCATACGGCACGGTCAGGCTGTAGATCGTCGACCGCAATTCGGCCTGCGCCAGGTCGAACGCGGCCCGCCGCTGGAGCTTGTCGATCGCCGTCAGCCCCTCGTAGCTCACCTGTTCCAGGCGCGGCCCGGCGACGCCGGGGCGAAACACGATCAGCTGCGCCGGGGTGAAATCGATCTCCGCGTCCTGGAAGTTGATGCGGAACCCGTCCGGCAGCCGGCTGAACGCCTTCGACCACTTGAAGTCCCGGCTGTTGCGTGGGCTAAACACCTGCACCGGCCCGTCCGCCGATCGATCCAGATCGCGGATGACACCCCAGATTTCCGACTGGTAGGGCCGGGCGAAACCGCAGCCCCCGATGATGGTGAGGACGTCGGCGATCCGGTCTCCCTCGGCGATGTAATCGCAGCTGTAGTCCAGCGTGATGCTGGCGGCGCGCCAGTCCACCAGGCTGGCATCGTCGATCAGCGCCGGGGGCAACGGGTCGAGATTGAGCGCCCCCATCAGCACGTCGCGGAAATGCGGCGCCGGGTTGGAGGTGATCGCCCAGGTGTTCCAGCCGGAGCCATCCCAGTCGCGGACATAGCCGGACGCCACGGTCGAGAGCCGCTCGATGCGGCGATTGCGCGCCCGGACGGCGATATAGGCGAATTCTCCGGTGACGACCGGAGCCGCGGCCCAGAGCGAAATCGTGCGCAGCAGGGTGCAGGAATCCACCACGTTCTCGCGGCTCTCCGGTATCAGGGAGTTAGAGCCATCGGCGCGCCAGAAGAAGAAGTCATGAACCGCGTCGGTCGTGCCATCATCATAGAAATACGTCGCAACCGTGTAGTTCGAGGTCAAAAACGCCGCGCCACGCATGATCTCGATCTGGTAGATTCCGGGGGTGAACACGCCTGTGTCGAGGAACACGTTCGCGCCTTCCGCCGTCAGGGTGACGTTGCGGACATTGGTGGTGCCCGTGGTGTTCTGGTCGAGCCAGTCGCCTCCGGCCCCGGCGGAAAAGTAGCCATCCGCCGCCCAGTCATCGGTGGACGGCATGATCGTGGTTTGTCCGGGCGCCAGTTTTCGGGCCTCGACGAAGGCGCCGGACGACGGCACGTTCGGGATGACGGTGTTTTCTCCGTCCTGGAATATCAGCCGGATCGTCGCCCGCTCCGGCCGCAGGGTGGCGCCCTCGTAATGCAGCTCGGGCAGATTGATCCACGAGACATCGCCGAGGCGGCGGAGTCTGAGCCGGAACGGCACCCGCATCGGCTTCGTCGCCACCGCGTCGAGCTTGCCCAACCCCTGCCCGAACACCAGATGGATCAATACCTGATCCGGCGCCGCGTTCGACGACACCCCATGGAAGCCGGGAAGGCTCGCCGGGCTGTTGTCGACCAGCGCGTCCTGATCGTCCGTCTTCACGTCGTGCTGCGACATTTCCAGCTGGATCGGCGTGGTGCGGGTCTGCTGGCGGACGATGTTCAGTGCCGGATCGCCCGGCCAGCCCTCGCGGAGTTCGAATTCCAGATCCTCGGCCTCGTCTATCGGGTTGCCGTCGATGCGGATGTCACTCAGATCGTGCGGCCCGGCGAGCGTGTAGATCACCTCGACCCATTCGTCCTGTCCCTCGAAATAGACATAGGGTTCCGCCGCCAGCGGCGGGAATATCTTGCGCGAGCCGACCACGCGCGGGATCGGCCCGTTCGGCTCCAGGATGTTGCCCTGGGCGCTGGCGCTGCCGCGCGCGTCGCGATTGAACTCGCCCTGCTGCCCGAGTTTCGGCCTCACCGGCGGCGGCGCCAGCGCGCGCAGCAGCAGGCCGCCGACGATGGACACAGCCGCGCTCAGGGCGACGGCGCCGACCGAGCCGGCGCCGAGGCTGGCTGAGATCGACAGCGCGCCCGCCGGCCCGAGAACCCCGCCCGATATCGCGGTGGCGGCGATCGCGATCACCAGCGCGCCGACGATCGCCAGCCCGGACTTGCCGCCGCCGCCGCCGCCGCGTATCCGCGCGTGGAAGGTGACGGCAACGGGGCGCCCCGCGCGCCGCGCCTTTGGCTTCGTCAGCCGCCAGGCCGCGCGCGGAATGATCGCGCCGTCGATCCGGATTTCTCCGTCCAGGGCGAAGCCCCGGGGCAGCCCCGGCATGCGTTCTGCCATCTCATCGAGCCGCAGTCCGGCCGGAAACCGGGCCGACCGCGGCGAGCCGAGCGCGAACGGATCGCGATAGAGCGCCGTCACGTACTCTCGCATGCCGCCTCCCTCGATCGTCTGAATCCCGCGATGCGGTGCTTGATCGTGTAGTGATCCATCGGCACCACCGCCGACGCGATGTCGCGCTCGGTGTGCAGCATCCGCGTCCCGTCGATCGCCACGCCGACATGCCCGGTCCACGCCCGGTCGTAGAGCCGCAGCAGCACCACGTCGAACGCGCGCGGCGCTTCCACCGGCGCCCACTGCTCCTGCCCGGCGTCGATGGCGCGGGCGATCCTGATCAGCTCCGCCGCCGATATTTCGCCATAGCTGGGGAGGCTCACGCCGAGCCTCTCCGCATAGATCAGCCGGACGAGGCCCCAGCAATCCACACCGGATATGTCCCGGCCGCCATCGACGAACGGGATTCCGACATACTTCGCCCACCAGATCACCGGAACAGCCCCGGGAAGAATTCCTGCGTCGCCATCCGGCCCGGCCAGAGCTCGCGCGCGTAATCCCGCGCCTGCAACCGCCCGGTGACGAACAGCGCGTCGGCGTCGACCGCGGTCAGCAGCAGCTCGTCCGCCACGTAGGTTCGCGCCGCCGTCCCGATCTCCGCGCGCGGGTCGACCGTCTGATCGAATTCCGAGCCGGAAATCACTTCCAGCCTGATCTTCGGCGGCGTGTCGAGCGAGCGCAGCGCCTCGCCGATCCGGCGGTCGGCGTTCTGGATCCTGAGCTGCGCGAAGGGCGCGTCCTCCGTGTCGGTCAGGATCGAGATGTCGAACTGGAAGCCCGTGAACACCGCGCCGCCGAGCGTGTGATCCACGGGGTCCGACACCACCCGAATCGGATCGGTCAGCGTCTTGTGGGTGACGGTCAGGAACACGACCAGGTTGTCGGCGGATTCCTCCCGGTCGGCCTCGCGCCTGGCGCCCGCCGGGATCGTGCGCTCGATCACCATCAGGCGGCCGGCATCCGGTTGACGCGGCAGGTCAGATCGAATTTACCGCTTTCGCGCGACCAGGCGATGCTGTACTCGCGCAGCCGCCATTCACGGGTCTCCCCGCTGACCGGATCGTCCCACGAATAGCGCAGGGTGCCCGAGACCAGCGTATCGTCATGGAACGTCTCGAACTCCGCCACCTGCGCCTTTGTCAGCGGCGGAAACCTGGCCTCGTATTCGTGCACGACGGCGCTGCCCCGGCGCCGCTCGATGGCTGGACCGGCGTCGGGTTGAAACGACACCCTGTTGTCGCGCGGCCGCCATGACCAGCCGCTGATCAGCGGTTTTTGTGGCAGCCCGGGGGGCCAGGTCGGAATCGTCATGTCCTATCTCACCAGCCTCTGCGGGGCGAGACCGAAGCGGCTGCCCATCTGCCTGTCGATCTGGCCGCTCGCGGTCGCCTTCTGCATTTCCTCGACGATAAACCGGCGCACGTCCTCGCCGCTCGGCCCCCTGGCGCGCTCCTCGCGGACCTGCGCCGAGGTATTGTTGATGATCTGCACCGTGACGCCGCCGCCGGCGACGCCGAGCCTGCCGTCGCGTCCGCGCGACAGTGGCAGGATCGCCTCCGGCCCGGCCTCGCCCATCAGGCCGGCGCCGCGCGCCATCGGGAACACGGTCGGCCTCGACACCACGCCGCCCCGCGCGAAGGGCACCAGGTTTCCGCGCTCGAAGACGTTGCCCTTGGCGGACGGCGACCCCGGGACGATGGCCGGCGGCAGTCCGCCGCCGGGGACAAGCGCCGAGCCGCCGAGGGACGCCGCCGCGCCGAACAGCTGGCCCAACAGGCTGCCCTTCCCGCGCGTGGCCAGATCCTGACCAAGGATGTTGGCGAGCGCGACCGCGACGTTCCTCAGCGCGTCGGTGAAGCTGTCGGCCTGCTGGATCGCGCCGGAGATGGCGTCGCCGATGCGCTCGATCGCCTGCCGGTGCGCTTCAGCCGCGCGCTCGGCTTCCTGCTGGCGCTCGGCCTCGGTTTCAAGAACGTCATTGAGCACCGCCAGCGCCACGGCTTCGTCGCGGTATTTCTGCGCCAGGGCCTCGACCTGGGCGATCTCCTCCGGCGTCGCGGCGATGCCCTTGGCCTGGATTTCGCCGAGGAACTGCTTGACGATGCGCTGGCGCTCGAATTCGGCGGTGAGCTGTGCCTGCTTGGTCCGGCTCAACCCGGCAAGCTGCTGATCCTCGCGCACCAGCTCGATGCGCTCGCGCAGATCGTCGATGAAGCGGGCGGCCTCATCCCGCTCCTGGGTGCGGGCGGCCCCGCGCCTTGCCGCCGAACCATCCTCGAATGCCGGTTCATTGTTCTGGAGGTTGATCGGGTTTCCGGCGGTTCCGAGGCGGGGCCTGGGCTTGGGAACCCGGCGGGCCAGTTCCTGCGCAAAGCCGGCAGGACCTTCTGTCGGGTCCGTGAAGTCCGCCGGGAGCTGCAGCAGTTTGATCCTGACCTCGACCTCGCGGCCATGCAGGAAGTCAAGCCGCTCCTTGACCTCCTGAAGTTCCGTCTGAAGTTGTTCGACCTGCCCGATTGCGCGATCCGCGAACCCGAGCCCGGAGCGACCGAACTTGACTTCGGCTTCGATCAGCTCGACGGCTTCGAGCCGCGCCGCATCGATCGCGGCCTCGAGGTCCATGGCCTGCTGTTCGACCCGGGCGACTTCCGCGACGATCCCGTCGAGTTGAACCTGATCGGTGAAAGTGATCCGGTCGGTGAGGAAGTCGAGGGCATTGCTCCCCGCTTCGACGGCCTTCACGATCTCGTCGGTATTGCCGATCGACGCCAGGAACCGCTCCCACGCGGTTTCCATTTTCTGCGTCGCGCGGCCGAACGTCAGCGGGAGCTTGTCGAAGGCGGCGCGGATTTCGTCGGTGGCGTTCAGCAGCGCCCGGAGCATCACCTCCGCCGTGATCTCGCCATCCGCCGCGAGTTGCCGCATTTCGCCGGGAAGCCTTTTCAGTTCCTTCGCGATTGTCCTGATCACCAGCGGCATCGCCTCGTTGACCGCCTTGAACTCGTCGCCCGCCAGGCGGCCAGCACCGAAGCCCTGCGCGATCTGCAACAGACCGGAACTCATTTCATTGGTGGTCGCGCCGCCGATCTGCCCGAGCTTGATCAGGTTTTCGGTGAACTGCTGCAACTGCTCGTCCGTCGCGCCGATGGACTCGTTGACGGCGGTGAACTTCGCGAGCGCCTGCCCGACCGCATCGACCGGCGCAATGGCCCGCGTGGAAATGTCGAAAACCGCCTGCATCATCTGACCGGCCCGCTCGGCGGATCCGGTCAGGGCCTCGAAGCGCCCGGTCAGCAGCTTTGTCCGGTCCGACGCACTGACCAGATCGTTGAACCCCTTGCGGGCCAGCGCCAATACGGCGGTAATGCTGACAATTCGCGCGGCCAGACCAACGCCGAATCGCTTCCCGACGCCTTGCAGCCTCTCGTCCAGCCTGCTCCCCCGATCTTCCATCTTCCTGGCGGCGATGGCCAGGGAACGCTCGGCACTCTTCATGCCGCGCTGGAAGTCCGCGATGGACGCACTGAGCCTGACACTGAGGGCGCCGACTTCCTCAACCATGATACTCTCCCTTGTCAGTCAGGATAGCGCGCCAGCAAGTCGTCGAGATCGTCCAGCGTCGGGCGCACGGTTTCGTCGGGATCAACGCCCTGACCCTTCATCCAGCCGCGATAGCACGCCCGGAAGTCGGCCATGCCGGACCTGCGCGTCTGGTCCGGGTGCCAGCCCATCATGCCGCCGATCTCAAGGTAGTTGCCTATCCGGAAGGGCTCTTCGTCGCTTCCGGCTCCGGCTCCGCGTCGTTTTTTTTTGCGCCGTCCTCGTCCGGAACAAGCCCGGCGATCACCGCGGCATGGGCGAATTGCGCGCAGGCCAGCAGCCCGTGCGCGGCGATGGCTTCCGACGCGGCCAAGCCGGACTTGCCGTGCTTCAGCGCGATCCCGAACGCATCGACGGCCTGCGCGAGAGTCCAGGTACCCTCGCGCAGCGCCCGTTCCAGCGTCAGCGGCTTGTCATGGCCGGCCCGGGCCAGTTCTTCCCAGGCCCCCAATGGCACGGCGAGCGCGATTCGCCGCCCGCAGATGTCAAGGGTGACTTCGCAGGTCATCAAGGCTCCGGCGTGAAGGCCGGCGCGCCGTTGCTCTGGATCGTGAGGTCGAATTCGATGGCCCCGTCATGCTGCGCCGTGATGTTGAACGCCGTGACCACCAGCGCGCCCTGGAACGTGCCGAAGATCGGAATGACGGTCTGGTAGTTGGTCGCGACGCCGGTCAGGAAGTCGTCCATCACCGCCTGCACCGACGCCTTGTTCGAGGTCTTCGAGATGCCGCTTGCGGAGATCTCGAACGAATGCACGCCGACCTCGCTCACCGTCCACAGGATGTTGTTGCCGTCGACGTCATCGTCCGTGGTCACGTCGATGGGGTTGCCGTTCATGGTCAGCGTCTTGCCGCGCAGCGCGCCGACAGTGGTAAAGACTTCGGTCGGCGTGGCACCGTCGCCGCGCTTCAGCAGAAAGGTGAAACCAGCGGACATTTCAGGTCTCCTTCAAGGTCAGGGTGATTAGCTGTGGGTCAGGAACCGGAAGCGCTGCACGCCGTGCGTTGTCACGCCGTCGTCTTCCGGCAGGATCGTGCTGAAGTCGTGCAGCGCGAGGCAGGAGACCTGCGTATCCAGCGACAGGTCGGAGCGGTGTACGGCCGCGTTGATCGCCGTCATGATTTGCGCCGCCTCGACCCGTCCTGGCTTACGCGACCAGGTGTCGATCTGAAGCGAGGCGTCCCAGCCGAGTCCGGTATCGGTATCCCACGAGAGCCCCTTGGATGGCCCGAACGACACGTAGGGATAGGCCGGGTCCTGTGGCGGCGTGTCGTAGACGCGGGCGCCGACGATGGCCGCGAGCGTCGCGTCGGCCTTCAGGAGGGCGACGAGGGTCTTTTGCAGCTCGAGCGTGCTGTCCATGTCATGCGGCCCGGCGCAGCTTCGCAAGCGCCCTGATCCCGGCGTTGAGTTCCCGCGCGATGCGGGCGCGCACGCGGCGGCGCAGGAAGTTGTAGGCCGGGAACAGGAACGGCCTGGCGGCGGTGCCGGGATGCGTGTCCCTCGCCACCTTCGTTCGGCGCCCGGAGGCTTGCGTGAATTTCTGGCCCTTCACCCGGGGCGACGTGCCGAACTCGACGAAGGCGCCATACCAGCCGGGCGAGCCGCGCTTGGCCGGATAGACACCGATGAAGCGCTGCACACCCCGGGCCGCATCGCTGCCGGTCCCGACACTCAGCGCGCCGACGATGCCCGTCGCGTTGAACCCCTCCAGGTTGTCCCGGATCTCGATGGCGTCGCGCAGTTCGCCGGTCGACTGCGGAACCAGCGTCCTGGCGAGCGCCTGGATTTCCGCCGCGCCGGTGTTGAGCGCATTGGTGATGCGCCCGATGGCCATGGGCGACAGGTCCCGGAACACCTTGCGCACTTCCTCAAGGCCCTCGATCCGCACAACGCGCCGTCCCTTGAAACTGACCACGTTTTTTGCCATCAGTTCGCGACCTCCCGCTCAACCGTCAGCTCGAGCCGCTGATTGCGTTGATCCGGATTGGCGATGCTCCGGATGTTCCACCGCACCCCGTCGATCACGGCGCTGTCGGCCTCGGTGAGCAGGCGCGTCAGGCTGGAAGACCGGACGGTAAGCATCGCCGCCATGGGCGCCTGCAATGCGCCGGCCTGGATACGCTCGCGGCCCGTGCTCTCCCGGAGCCCACCGGCGACGGTGAACAGCGCCGTCCAGCCGCCAGCCGAGACGTTGCCATAGGCGTCGGCGGTGGAGTCGCGCCGCGCGAACGCGACGCGCTTGTTGAGGCGTCCGGCCCGGAGCATGTTACAGCGTGACGCCCGGGATCTGGATCGCGACCTTGAGAACCGTGGTCGATCTGGCGATGCCGATCACCACCACGTCATCGCCGGACAGAACGTCGGCCAGCGGCGCGATGCCGCCGGCGCTGGGCGAAAGGTAGTAGACCGTCCCCGCCGTCAGGACCGCGTTCACCGTCAGGTCGCCCGCCGTGATGATATCGATCGGCTGACCGTCCGACGCGCCGTTGAGCGCGATGCCCGCGGGCTGGCGCACGGCGGCGGTGGCATGGTCGGCGTCGGCGAGCGCATAGCGACCGGTCGCGGCGACCTTGTAGACCACCTGCCCGGCGGTCACGGTGGCGCCGGCGGTGCCGGAAGCCTTGGTGGCGTTCGCCCCTGCCAGAACGGCGGAGGCGGTAATTGCGAGGTCGGCCATGGGTTATCTCCTGTGTCTGGTCATCTGTGGTCGCACCGGATGCTGATCGATTGCTGCCCTGTCTCCCCGAGCGTGCTGAGCATGTCGCAGGTCAGCAGGTATTGCTGGCCACGGGTCAGTCCCGATACCCGGGCGCTGGACAGGGGATTGGTCTCGCCGAGATCGGTGACGGTCACTCCGGCCGAAGGCGTGATCGACCAGGTCGCCGAGGCGATGGTGTCGGCGCTCGCCAGCCATTCGGTCCAGTCGATCGACCAGGTCAGCGCCTCGCCGGGGGTTTGCAGCACATGGGGCATCAGTGCCTCGCGATGAAGGTCCGGGTCATGGCAACAGCGGCGGCGCCAGGGCGCCGCGCGATCAGGGTGCGGGCCGGATCGGCGAAGAAGATCAGGTCGAGCGCGATGTCGATCTCCGGGCCGCTCAGCGTGTAGGCGCCCGCATCCAGGGCAACCGACACGCTGCGCGTGATCGTGATGTCGTACCCGTTCAGCGTGTACGTGCCGGCCGCCAGCACCACAGGGATCGTGCGCAGGATGCCTAGATCCGCCCCGGTCAGCGCGTAGGACCCGGCGTCGAGCGCCATGACGCGGTCGGCCAGGACCGCGATGTTCGGCCCGGTCTGCGTGTAGCTGCCGGCTGCGAGATCGACCTGGCGGTCAATCAGGACCGCGATGTCTGGCCCGGTCAGCGCGTAGCTGCCGGTCTCCAGATTGACCTGACCAGCGACCAGGATCTGCACGTCCGGCCCGGTCAGCGCGTAGGACCCGGCGTCGAGCGCCATGAGTCGGTCGGCCAGGACCGCGAGATCCGCCCCGGTCAGCGTGTACGACCCGGCGTCGAGCGCCATGACGCGGTCGGCCAGGACCGCGATGTCCGGGCCGCTCAGCGCATAGGACCCGGCGTCGAGCGCGACCAGGACCTCCTCGGTGATCGTCAGCGCCGGGCCGCTCAGCGTGTAGGTGCCCGCGTCCAGGGCGACCGGAATCGTGCGCAGGATGCCGAGATCCGACCCGGTCAGCGTGTACGACCCGGCGTCCAGATCGACCGGGATGACGATGTCGACGGCGACGTCCGGCCCGGTCAGCGCGTAGGACCCGGAATCGAGCACCACAGGGATCGTGCGCAGGATGCCGAGATCCGCCCCGGTCAGCGTGTACGACCCGGCGTCGAGCGCCATGACGCGGTCGGCCAGGACCGCGATGTCCGGGCCGCTCAGCGCATAGGACCCGGCGTCGAGCGCGACCAGGACCTCCTCGGTGATCGTCAGCGCCGGGCCGCTCAGCGTGTAGGTGCCCGCGTCCAGGGCGACCGGAATCGTGCGCAGGATGCCGAGATCCGCCCCGGTCAGCGTGTACGACCCGGCGTCCAGATCGACCGGGATCGACTGCGCCCCGGCGCCGACGATGGTGGTGAAGTCGGCCCGGATGACGAGCACAGGCTCCCGGACCGGCACGACATAGACAGGTTCCCATGCCAGGTCGTCGGCGGCAGCGGCAGCGGCTGGGCGCACCGCGATGGTGTTGACGATTGTGTCGGAAAGCGCACTGACGGTGAAATTGCCAGGATTGTCGCCACCGCTGGCAAACTCGCGCCAGGCGAGAAAGGCCGTGCACTTGGAGCCCGCAGACCCTCCTCCGCCCGACAGGCTGGTAATCTGCCCGCCGGTATAACCTGTCGGCCAGGCTGTGACGGTCCGGTCGGCGCGGGAAGCGGACAGCAGGACCATATACCGGGTGTCGCCAAGCCCCCAGGACACTATCAATCCCGGCGGGTCAGGCGTGGTTGTATTGATCGTGGGCACTGCCGTTTCAGCCTCCGGCAAGGTAGTCCCGTGCCAATCGGCCGCATTTGTGCGCAAGGACACATGCGCGCTTTTTGCCGACGAGCCTATCGTTATTGTGACAGAGGCCCCCTCGCTACCTGATG